ATCAAAATTAAATAATTAGTAATACAAATAAATTAAAAGCGGCTCAAAAATGAGGGCAAACACAAACACCGTCGCTAAAGTGGTGATAGCCCCAATACCAAACAACAAGAAAATCTAAGCGGTAGTGCTCAATACAATAGGCACGATACCGCAAAATCTACTCATATTGTAATCATCAGCCGCCGAGCGATAAACAGGACCGGATAAAGTATTATCGGCCAACGCTGGCAGCTTTAAAACAACTGCAGTTGGACTCATCCCACTTAAAGGGAAATGTTGCCCGGCACTAATGCCGGCCGTTGAGCCAACCATTTGAGCAATGTTGTTCCGTACACCACCTGTGATGTACGAAGGAACTTCGACGTTATACATACCGTCGATGTTCTGGGTCGCGAAATCTACCGGTTTCATTGTTCCATCAAATGGTAACGAATCAACCGTGACTGGACACCGATCTAGCACTGATTTGGCTAAAATCATGGTCGCGTTTCCAGTCAATTTGGTGGGGTCATCATTCGCAAAATAAACGCGCATGTTCCCACTGGAAAATAAATAGCACATATTCCAATAATCGAATATGTCGCCAGAATAACTTACAGCACCAGTGCCTGCCCTAAGCAGTGCAGTGGTGTTGTCTGTGTTCTGTGTAACTACAGCCACATTAAAAGGGGCCAAAATCATACGGACACCACCATTGGCAACTGTTGCCATCTGGTGTGCCCTCTTCAATAAGGTCCTTAAAGAAACCACCTTCTCACCAACGCTCTCTAATGCTACACCAGGTGTCATATTACCAACCCCCAACTCTTTGCACGAGATTTTCATCACATTGCTTTGAGTGACAGCCGGAACATATGGCTGATACTGGGCTGATTCTATGTCGGTGTCTTGCACAGGAGCTACGAACTCAAAATCTTCTCCCGCAGATACCTCAAACAATAGAGGCACACTACTAGGCACGGTGGACGGAGCTATAAGCTCGTTAACCACATGGACCCAAACGCGGCCCATAGTGACACCGCGTGAAAGATAATTGTATTCAGAAATAAATGGGACACAAAACTCCACCTCATTCGTCTCTCGTATATCAACGATATGACGATAGAGGTTATCTGTTTGTTCCAAGGTGAGCGTGGTCGGCTGATTTGGCAGAGTAAAACTCCATGGTTGGAAACTAAACTGTAACCTCCCAGAGTGAAACTCTGTCTTCACCAGCTTTATTTTAATCACCAAGCTGCCTCGCCAATACAAAAACGAGCGTAGCAACGTAGCAAAAGGGGGTTCAGTAAAACCCTTCCCAATGTTCACAGAAAAACCGTTAGGAACCATGTCTATGTAAGTCAACACGGTACCAGCCGTGGCCGTATTCGGCCATGCAATGGTCCTGAACCAAACTGGTATTGATTTGAGAAAATCAAAACTCATCTCATCCACCTTGGTCCTAGCACGGTCACTATTAATCGTGACCGCTTGGTCAGAAAATAAAGATAATTTCTTACCAGTGAACACCCCATCAGCTTGGGGCATGTAAGAAATGGCTTGCCTAAACATGCGGGTGGGCACCGAATTATCGGTGGGTTTTGAATACCCCCAAATCCGTGCCACATCGCCCGCCAAAGCGGCAGCCCATCCAACTATTCTAGCTGCAGGAGCCAGCAATGGAACAACTCCTAAAGCATTTGCAGTCTTTTCGACTTTAGTCGTAACGGAACTAATTGGACCGTCCTTCTGCTTTAACTCTTTCTTAGAGATGGCAGATTGCAAAACTGCATTACCAGATAAGTGGATGTTTTTGAATCTAGCCCATATGGCTACTTGGGCTATGGTTGAACCTGAGCCTGCCAATAGTGGACTATAGCAGTATAAAACTAACCTCGCGAACGTTCTATTCGTGGTCGCCTGCGTCGTGAAAAAATTCTGAAACGCAGTAAACGGAATGTCAAGTTTAGCTGAGGTTTGTGTGGAAAGATCTATCTCCACGTGGGGTAAAGACGTGACGGCCTGCAAATTGGCCAAATGCGCCTTCCACCACAAATTAGTTGGAGTTGAACCTGGGTCAGTAATCGACCCAACACCACCGAGTGGGACAAAGGCCAAAATATACCGGCCTGCCTGAAACTTAGTGGCGTTAACCTTGATCTCGACCTCCACATCTGCTCTCATAAACGTAACACCATTCAACCTCGCAGAATTCTTCAACTTTGACAATAATACATTCGGAAAAGAATAATCCGCAATATAAGTTGTGTCAGTCGTTGCAAACTGCGTGGTGGCAATAAGGGACGGTTTTTCTAGAAGATTAACAACTGTCTCCATGCCTGGTGTCGTGGCCGACTTCCACAAATCTGTGTCCACGTCGGTCTTCGCCAAATAATCAAACGTCTCCTGAATGGTCTCATCATGGAAAGTGGTCGTCTGCATGACCTCCTCTCCCATAGGCACTTCAGGTGCCTCACCGCCTGAGCGGTTCTGTGTTATGGTTGTTTGTGCGGCGAGTGAAATTCTTAGCCCGGTTAACACTCATTACACCGGGAGCAGCGGGGTGCCCTGGATATCGGTGGGATTGCCACCATCCGATCCTGGACCGTAAGCCTAAATAGGCACGGATGCCAGAGGCGCCATTGTTTGTGCTACTTTGACCCGCAAAGTTCATTAAGCACTCCAAGTTGCATTCCTCTCCCCCCCTTATTGGGGAACTTCACCAACTCTCGCATGGACGCGCCGGAGTTTAACGACCACCCGGAAAGTCGTCACGTGCAATGAACCTTACACGTAAATCAGTTGACCAGGAAAGATCTGTTGTAAATAGAACTTCCGGTCATCAGATTTGGGTGTCCAATCATGTTCCTCGTACATCTTAACGTACTTAGGAAAATACTCATCCCAAATTTCCTGGGAATGTAGGCATAAACCCCGGAGCATCGATTCTAAATTCTCGATAGCCTGGGGTATGGAAGGCACCCTATCAGATCCCTCAGCTTTGGTCCATAGTGGTATCTCCAACAAGGACTTTAAGTCCAATGGAGCCACATATTTACCAAGTAGAGGTTCGAAACGCTTAGTGCGTTTTAAAAACTGACAGTCCTCATATTTCTTGAGGGCAGTCAGATTACCAGTTTTCTCTGCATCAGTATAAACATGGCCATACAAGGCCACAGCCCTAGCAACTTTGCCTGGGTTTAAATAATGTTTACAGTCTGAACGCAAAACGATCTCATTGTCGTCACCCAAAACACGGGTGATCATAAAATCTGGGAAAGTGTACAGGAGATCCCTGTCATTCCCATTCTCCAAAACTAAAGCACACAAAATGTATGCTTTATTCAATAGAGAATTCAAGATACTGGTTAAAGGATGGCCAGAGGGTAAAGAGGTTCTCCACGTGTCCATAATGGTACCACGTAAATGCACCTGACACGAGAACTGATTCTCTAATGTCTTCCTCTGGTCCATGGCGATCTTGTCCTTAAAGGCCTTGCCCGTAAGACTGTGTTTCGCCAAAAACTTATTAATAGCACGCATGCCAGCTCTCAAGCTAGTCTCTGCATGTCTAGTGTCGAATGCTTGATAATCACCATCAGAGGCAGCTTCCTCTCCATGCGTTAGTGATAAACACGTACGCGTGATGAGATTAGCATCGTCCCCCTCCCAGTTGTCGCCTAAAGCGATCCCATTGGTAAGGTGATTGTCAATGATCCACTTAATAAATGGACCATATAACGTGCGATGAACAAGCACGTTAATAACGTTGGCCGCGCTCACTAATCGCCCTTTGTCCTCTTGGACTTTAGCGATCTTGAGCAGTTCATCCTTCACTATATCAGTGTAAGTATTGAACCAAAAAGGGATAGAACCCTGGTATAACTCTAATAAAGCTGATTCATATTCTGCAATCAGCTCTTGAGTTTGTGAACCTGGTACGAAGAGATTATCCTCGTACTTTCCAATAAGCATGGCCTTGGTCGTGCCATGGATATTGAAAGGAGCACCTGCCGAGGTTGACAGATTAATACCTTTAAAATTGGTACCATCCATCCCGAAAATGGCACATTTAAGATCATATGTGCCTTTGTCTGGGGCACATTCTGCCCTCACGACAAAATCTTCTAACACTCGGTCTAAAGCAAGTTCCAGTAGAGCCTGATGTTCTGGCTCAACTTTAAACTTGTTATTGTACCCGCGCCGTGCATTCCGGTAAACCTCCGGTTTGTTAACAGCACAGGGTGCCTTGGACTGCACAACTGCTTGATACTGGGTAGGGACTAACACATCCTTTTGCTGGGTATAGAAATGGTGACCTTTTTCAAGGACACCAAATATCTGTTCCTTAATGTCATCATCGACCAGCTTGGGAGGTTCCTCACCCTTAATCTTAGCAATCATGATCTTGAGGGTTGTAGGAGTAATGATCGCACCATGCGATTCACTGAACCCTTGACCCCCAGCAGCGTGGATGCCCATAAACTTTCCAACAAGTCTACGGTCACCATGCGCACCATAAATCAACTGTCCACAATCTCCATGTTCGGAGTCGGACATATATTTAATGGTATTCTTCAAAAACATCTGTTCACCATCAGGAGTCCGCACAGATTGCCCAGCCATAAACTTAGCATGGGAAGTGCTTCTCCCGATCCGTGTGTTCCAGGTACCAGCGGTAATAACCTTGTGGTTCGAAATCGATTCCTCAATAGCGTTCTCACTGGCCCAGTGTGGGAGAATATCCTTCCCACTAGGGTATGTGTCAGGAAGACGGAAGACATACAAATCATAGTCCTCGTTCTCCACACCACCCAAAATCTGGGTTGAAGTCACATTGAACGTAACCCCAGCACCATTGAACATCCTCATGGGCAATTCATAGCCCGGGGATTCCGCCAAATTAGCCTTGAGGGCGTGAATAAAGTGCTTATTAACTAAAAACACTCTCTCACCCAGGCATACGGCTCGCTGGATCACAGTACCATCTAATTCATTGATAATACTGTAATTGTAACGTTTCATGAGTGACTCAATTGTATCAATCTGAGCACTCTGTAACTTAACAACAGGCTCAGTGGGTTCTTCACCCACTCTCTTGAGCCTTCCAAAATTGCGCCTCCTAGCTGCTGCCTTCTTTTTCGCAGTTAACTCGGTATAAGCGCTACTTTGAGGCGATAGGGACTCGTTCACCACGACACCCTCATCTGGCAAAGCATAAACGCCAGGTTCAGCCTCTGGTCTGTCTTTTAGTCCAACAAACACTTTGTACATTCCTATTGCGGCAGCAACACCGCTTAGAACGCCCAAAATCTCCTTCCAGTAGCCCACTATAGGACTAACTGACGATTGAATTAAAGCGTAAATGGAAGTAACCTCTGTGTTAGTAAGAGTGTTGACAGGAGCAACAGCTTCCTTCCACTCTTTTATAGACTTCAAAACAAGGTAAACTCGGTCGGAATTCGAAACAGATGACCAATCGAAATCCTTCTTCGTTTCAAATAACCACTCTCTAAACCGTAAAACGGCCGTACCATCCATCTCCCTAAACTGGCGAACCACAATGGGCCTCCTCATAGTAAAATCGAGGTGCTCGTGACTCTTCCATATGGGATTCTTGGAAAGCCGCGGGGTTGTGAGAGTGACTGTAGGATCGCTTGGGAAAACACCAGTCTGTAAAACAGGGATTGGTGCCTTCCTAGCGAGCTGGAAGTAATCACAGCCCAATGAAAAATCCTCGCTCAACAAAGCGTCAAGACGATCAAAATCGGGCTCAAGATTCATCCTATCCTTCATGGACATGAACTTTTCATACTCTGCAGCCTTCTTTAGGCAAACATAGTTGAAAACTTCATAAATGGTCATGGGAGGTTTGTTCAACCTCTTGAGTGCCGGATCGGCAACTCTACCATCCTGCGCCCACGTAACATCGCTCAAGTGGAATTTCCACCTATCAAAGCGAATTGGGTCACCAGGCGCGGCCCTGAAATTGTTGTCAGCACTAGTATCCGCTAACTCAACTTCAAAAGCAACCATACGACGCGCCACCGCGCCTTGATCCACGGTGGCCTGGGAAATGCGCGACAAATTGGTCGTGCTGGTGATCCACTCAGGTGCAATCACCATTTTCCCCTTAAGCTCAAATGCCATATTTACAGGCATAGGCTCGTTGGATACTAAGTCGATAAGCTCTCGACTAGTATTGATCTTGGCATTGGGGCCCTCTTCAGCTGCCTCCCTATCTGGGTAGGTAACTAAAATACAATCCTCCGTGACACCTTCCCAATACTCGGACGCTATACGCCGATAACGAAAAGGAAACGGATTGGACTTGTAGGCCGCCAATTTCTCTGGGTGATCGCGCAAAGTGTATTGACAAAGCCAGTCATTTAACACTTCACAAGCCTTGGACTTTCCTTGTCCAGGCTTTCCCCAGAGATTTATCCAGGTTGGATCGACACGAAACTGGTTGCGCATAGCACCCAGTTTGGTTAACTCATCCCGGATTTTCTCGATTTTAGGCAGAAAACTGCCAATAATGCGAGAAGCAGCAGGATTG